GAATTGTGAGAATATAGAACTAGCACTAGCATCTGCTGTTGACCACTTTTGTGTAGCATAATTATAAATAATTACTTTATCACATATACCAGTTGTGTTTGCAGTATTACTAGCAGATGGATATAGCCATAAAGCTAGTTGATTAAATGGATCAACTGCTGCACATATTCTATCACTAAATGCTTTGTTTAAATCTGTATCAAAAAATCTATTTACTTTTTCTGCACCGATTGAAATAACTTGATCTCCATTCAATTCATAGAAACCATCATCTGCATAAAAGAATACTCTACGATTATCTTGGCAAACAGTTCTTCCTAATACTGCACCTCTATTAGGTGAGATTACTGATAATCTAAATACAGTTGCACCACCCACATAGTCCATACGAATTATTTGATTTTGCCTAAATACATAACCTATCTCACCAGAAGTTATATGTGTTATCTGTCCACCTGAACCAGGTAAATCTTGTAAGTCGGATTGTTTAGTTCCAGATTGCCAAGTTGTTAAATCATTAATACCTGACCATTGAATTCTATTTGAATTGTTTGTGTGGTTTCCTGTTACAAAAAAATCTCTAACAACACCTGAAACTTTGAATACAGGAACTGTACCACTTGTTCCTATGCTAGATAAATTTGCAAAATTAGTTGATGTACCCATTTCATAATATTGTGGTGCATCTTTACCATTACTAGCAACAACAAATTGTCCAAATTGTGTAAAAGTAAAATAGTCTGTATTAGTTCCTGTCAAACTGGATTTTCTTGAAGTAAATGTACCACCATCAAGTTGAAAAATATCTGTATTATTTGCAACAAAGTTAAATACATTATTTGAGTTATCTCTGAAAGAACCTGCACCTCTACTATTTGAGGTAATATTATTTGATGAATAAGCAACTAATGAAGGAAATCGTTTGTAAGATTGTCTAGCAAAGTAAACATTGTTAGCTGTGTTTGCACCTGGATTTAAATACTCAGGTTGATCTGGTAGCCATTCTCCAAAGGGTATTTGCATTATTCTCCTATTGGTTATTGTTTGTTACAAATTTAGATACATCATTAAATGAACCTGCAACAGTTACATCACCTCTTTGTTGTAATGGTGCATTTCCATATTGATCTTCTCTATCATTTCTCTCTAATCTTTCCATAGCAGTTGTGTACATTCCTTGCCATTGTTGAAGTCTTTGAGGATCAACACCACCTAAAAAATTAGCAGCATGATATAATGAACCATATAAATAAATTGCAGGATGACTTGCTAATATATAATTAGAAGTATTAGTATCTGATAAAGCTGCAAACTTAGCATAATAATTTAATGTTCCTGTGTATGCAGAATCTGGAATGGGTGCAAATCTAAAACTATCACCAAGTATAGTATATGCTGAAGGCATACCAGTTGTAGATGAACCTCTAATTTGATCCATTTGAGCTGGAGTAATATATTTTAAAGCATACTTAGTTCCACCTGATGTAATAAAAAAATCTCTTACTTGTAAAAAATCTGTAGGCAAAGATTCTGTTTCTGAATCTATTGTAATAGAAGTTGAGGTAATCATTTTTCTAACTCTTAATTTTGAGTTAAGATCAGCTTCTGTCAGAACAATAAAATCATTAGCTATCTCAGTTGTTAAATCTGATCTATTTAACCAGTTAGCTATTGATGTTTTTAAATCTGAATATGATGCAAGTGCCATTATATTTTACCTTCTGCGGTTCTAAAATATTTAAACTCATTACTATTTAATTTTGTTTTTAATATTTTACTTTGAACTTCTTTAGGAAGTGCAAACCAATTACCATCTCCATTATACTCTTTTGCCCAAACAGATAAAGCTAAAGTTGGAATAGAAGCTACTCTTTTTAAATCTCTTGATTTAGAATAACCATCATCTTGATTTAATAATATTTTATTATGTTTTAAATGAGGATCTATATTAACTTCTTCATTTACAACAATTTTTTTTTCCATTTCATCTAATGAAAAAGTTTCTTTTTTTAAACCATCAACAATTGTATCTTTTTTCATCTACCTTGACCTTTATATCTTGTTTGTTTTTTTTGTCTGCTTTCTGATTTGTTCTGAGATTTTTTATGACAACCTGGTCTTTTTTTAGGTTGATCTCTTGGAACAAAGTGAACAAACTTTTGTCTAGCCACTAAGCACTCATTTCAGTAACATATACATTTGTAGATGAACCATGAAATACTGCAATCTTTTCGCCAGGTGAAACTTTTAACATTTCTATTTCACCAGATGGTAATAAAGCTGATGTTGCACTTGCAGTAGGTGAACCACCTAAAACAAAATGACAATTAGCATCTCCAACTATTCTTATGTATTCAGTTTGTGAACCAAATGCAGCAGAAGCTGTTGAAGAATTATTAGTATTAAGTTTCTGTGTAGTGCCAGGTCTTAAAGCATAATTATAACTCATTTTTTTTCTCCTAATTAATTAAGGGGGAAATACCGCTAGGCAAGATCCCCCAAATATTGTTATATACTATTATCTTCTAATTACGAAAGTAATTTCCATTTTAGAAGCATTTGATGAACCACCATCAGTAATACATTCAATAGTACCATCTTCAGCAACAGTATTTAAAGCTGTTGGAGAAGCAGTTGCTACTCTACCAGCTGAACCAGATGCTGTATGACTTATAGCACCACCAGTTACTGCAACACCACCTATTTCAAAAGAGATAGCTGCTGTGCCAGTTGTAGTTGCTTTGTTGTGAGTGATGATTTTTACAATTTTTCCACCATCAGGTACACAAACAAAAGTTGATGAAGCTGTTGAAACATCTGGAATTGCAGATGTTAAAAAGTAATCGTTTAATGTTCTCATTTTTTTATCCTATTTATTTGCTTCGTTCCGTCATTGACTTCAAAGACCAAACAAAATTGTTAATTGAATGATGGGGGATAATTCCCCCACCACTTTAGATTTATTATGAAGTAGTTAAATCTGTGATTAAACCACTTGCTTTTTCATTTCTTGACTCAAGAGTGTACTCAGCAACCATAAATCTCTGATCTGCGTCTGCAGTCTGAGCTGGTGTTTGTAGAGCAAAATCTCTAAGGAAAGAAACTGCCCAGAATTCCATATCTAGAATGTGAGCATCTTGTCCGATTTTAGCAGCAGTACCATTAGCACCTCTGATAAATCTGTTTGGTGATACTTGCATAGTTCCAAAGTCAGATTCGTACACATCAATAGAAGTAATTAATCTTCTATCTTCCGCAGCATCAAATCTAGTAGAACCGCCTGTAAAGCCAGATAGTTTCTGTTTATTGAAAGCATTAACCATAATCATGTTAGGGTTTCCACCTGCATTAAAACAGCTAACTAAAACACCTTTTAACTGATCTTCAGTAAAAGCTCTTTGAGTTCCATCTGTTCTTATAGCACCATTACCAGCACCAGAACCACCAGCACCTGCATCAACATTAGTTTCGTACCAAGTTGGACATCCACCAAGTTTTCTTGCAGTTGTAGCATTACCAGCAGACTTAGCAACATTAGATAAAAGAGCAGTTTCCATATCTCTTTTTAATTCTTTTGCAGCTTTAGCTACTTGATAAGCCATCTCATTATTTCTTCCAGCAGAAGTTACAGCTTCGTTAGTTGCAGTAACTTGAATTCCTTTAGTAGAAATTTGAGTGTGGTTATTTTCCAATGTAGTTGGTGTCATAGTTCCATAAGAAATATCAGCACCTTCAACAGCAGCATTTGCAGCAACATCCGCTAGTGCATCTGTTTGCCATTGGTGTAAAGTATTAGTTGCTTTTGTTTTTGCAACTCCAGACATAAAAGGTGTTTCTGTTGGACTAATTGAATAAATTATGTCCGCTAGATCCTCTCTTATACCTATAGTCGTATATGTTTGGTATTTAGCCATTTGTTTTCTCCGTTAGGTTATTGTTTATAGATAACGCATCAGTAAATCGGTAGCATCTTTTGCATTACCGCTTTTCTTCAACGCATTAATCTTCTTCAACCTAGACTGACTATTCAAATCTTCCTTAGTAGATTTAACACCTGACTTAACAAATTTACTAGATGGTTTTACTTTTTTATTAACTAAACCAGGTTTAACTGATTTAGATTTTGTAAAGTTCATACCATCCATGATCACATCAAAATATCTTGAATCATAAATTCTTGCGACATCATCATTTGAGAAGCCTTTAGAATTTAAGTAACCCATAATATTATTTTTAACTGTAGCACCTTTTATAGGATCAGCAATTTCAGGATGTTTTAAATGAAGTTTTTTTTGTTCATTTCTAAGTATATCCTGAAACTGAGCTTCTTGATGTTCTCTCAGTTTTTGCTGTGCTTGTTGAATCGTTTGTTTTCTTTTATTAATCTTACGATCAATCTTAGCAGCTTCAGTTGGATCTTCATCCCAAAGAGCATCAAGCTCCTTAGAATTCATATCATTGTTAATCTCAGCATTTAAAGTAACTACTAATGAATTTAAATCATCCATCTTAGTTGAATACTGATTTTTAAGACGATCTTCTTCAGATTTTAGCTCTCTTTTTTCAATTGCTATCTCCTCAGTTTTTCGTCTGTAGTCAGCATCTTTTTGATAACCTGCTTTTAATTCTTCAAGGTCAACATCAATCTTTTCACCATTAACAATAACTTGGTGTAGATCGGTTGTTTGTTCTTCAATTGCATTTTCATCTTCTGATGCTTGTTCTTCATCTGCAACTTCCAAAGTTTCTTCTGGTTGAGTTTCAGGTTGTTGTTGTTCTTCTGTTTCAGTTTCCACTTTCGCTTCAACTTCTTCTTTTGGTTCAACTGGTGCTGCTTCTTCTTGAGGTTTTTTGATAACACCTTTAGTGTCCATTAAACCTTCAATAGATTTTGCTGCACCTTGTACTGAAGCATTGTTCAGTAATGGGTTTTGGTCAGACATTAAGTCCTCCTATTGTTAAGCTGTCTTTTATGACTTGGCTTATTCTAACCATCTTGGTTAAAATTTTGTATTATTCTGTTGTTTCCTGAAATCTTCCAACTGTTTAGTTGCAAGTTCCCCTGTTTCAATAACAGTTTGTAGATGTTGCTCTACTTTTCCAACAACATTATAAGCAATCCAGAGTTTTTCTCTAGTATCACTTTCTTTAGCACCTGTTTTTTCAAGAAGTGCTTCAGAATAAAGTTTTTTTAGAGATTCAATGGCCTCTATAAAAATTTTATTCCCTAATATCTGTTTGGCTTCGCTGGATCGGCTGATCTCCACCGCCCTGTCCGCCTGGTCTTTGGCTTTCATTTATTCCTTTTAATTGATCGCTAAACATATTAGCAGATTTTTGTGCCTGTTCAATAATTTTAGTATCACTTGACATTATCATTTTATCTAAGTCTGCATCTGCTTTAATTTTTGTTGTATCAAGTTGCGTATTATATTTCAAGGCCATTTCTTTTATTTTAGCCTCAAAGTCTAATTGCATTTCTTGAGTTTTTTGTGCCAATTCTTTAGATTGTAATTCAAGATCAGCAATTTTTCTTTTGTTCTCTGCATCAATTCTAGTAAATTCTATTTTTTCAATTGGTGTTAATGGTGGTGGTTGAGGAGGTGGCATCATTTGTTTTCCAATATCAGGATCTACAAAATAATTTTCTACATTTTTAAGTCCAGCATTTTCAATTACTTTAGTTAAAGTATTATAAATATTTTTTAATGAAACCATTGGCATTTCTTTTCCGCCCTGTAATTGAAATGCTTGTATTTGTCTTTCCAAAATGCTGTTCAGCATAACTGTTTGTTGTTCTTTAGATCCAGTTCCAAGACCAACTACAATACTAATATTAAATCTATCTTTCCATTCTGTAGGTTTAACAGGAATGTATTGATTGTTTAACATTACAACTTTTTCTTTGTCTTGATATTTAACCATTAGTTCAAATATTTTTCTAAACAAATCTTTAACACCTGTTTCAGCAAATATTCTAGCA